AGGAGGGCCTCATGAGATGTCCTGAGTGTATGGAGGATGTGGTGCCGTGGACCCTTGGCACCTACGGCGGCGTCCACGATCCCGTCGCCGCGTGGCTGCGGTGCCCGTCGTGCCGGTATGCGTGGCCGATCGTGTGGCGCGATGCGGACGCCGACATGCGACGGGATGCCCTGCTGGCCGAGCGGTCGCGGCTCGCGGCAGACGGGATGACGGGATGAATTACTCGTCGTTTATAGACCGTAAATCTCAGCTTGGCACCTTCGACGGATTCGATCCGGTGTGGATGCCCGACTTCCTATATGATTTCCAGCAGGCCCTTGTGGAATGGGCAATCCGAAAGGGGAGGGCGGCTATCTTCGCGGACTGCGGGCTTGGAAAGACCCCGATGCAGTTAGTCTGGGCAGAGAACATCGTACGCAAAACCGGCAAGCGCGTTCTGGTCCTCACCCCTCTTGCGGTATCACATCAGACTATTAACGAGGCCAAAAAATTCGGCATTGAGGCCCATCGCTCGCGAACAGGGGATGATCTGCGCCCAGGGATTAATGTAACCAATTACGAACAACTCGACCGCTTCTCCCGTGAAGACTTTATCGGCGTGGTATGCGACGAATCGTCGATCCTCAAGTCGTTCGACGGTGCTACTCGGGGGAAGATAACGGAATTTTCCCGCAAGATGCCGTATCGCCTTCTCGCCACGGCCACGGCCGCCCCGAACGATTACATCGAACTCGGCACGTCAAGCGAAGCCCTCGGTGAATTAGGGGCGATGGATATGTTGAATCGGTTTTTTAAGAACGACCAAAATAATTCCGCCGTTGGCCGGAAATATGGAGAGGTCATCAAGTGGCGACTCAAAGGCCACGCGGAAGTCCCGTTCTGGCGATGGGTATGCTCCTGGGCGCGGGCAATCAGGAAGCCTTCAGACCTTGGATTTAATGATGGGAAATTCATCCTTCCCCCCCTGATCGAAAGGACCTTCGTTGTCGAGGCACAAACAAAGCGCAACGGGATGCTGTTCGAGGTCCCGGCCATTGGCCTTGCTGAGCAGAGGGAGGAGCGCCGCCGCACGATTCGGGAGCGATGCGAGAAGGTATCGGAGTTGGTATCCGGAATAGAGGGGCAGTCTCTTGTATGGTGCCACCTGAATTCGGAGGGCGATCTGCTTGAGGAGTTGATCCGGGATGCAGAGCAAATCAGCGGGTCGGATTCGGACGAGAGGAAAGAAGAATTATTTATGGCCTTCGCGTCTGGTGAACTGAAGGTGCTTGTGACGAAACCGAAGATCGGGGCGTGGGGACTAAATTTCCAGCGGTGCGCCCACGTCACGTTTTTCCCATCTCATTCCTTCGAGCAGTATTACCAGGGCGTCCGCCGCTGCTGGCGGTTCGGGCAGGTCCGTCCCGTCGAAGTGGATACCGTAATGACGAAAGGCGAGCGGGCCGTTATGGACAACCTAAGGCGGAAGGCAGGGGCGGCAGATCTGATGTTTACCCGCCTCGTCGAACAGATGAACAACACGCTCCGTATTGAAGGCGGATTGAAATTCGACAAAAAAGAGGAGGTCCCGAGTTGGCTGTAATCGACCAGTGCATAACGGATAAATACGCAATTTATAACGGGGACTGTTGTGAAGTCATGGCGGCGATGCCGGACAAGTGCATCCACCTTTCGATTTATTCTCCGCCTTTCGGAGGGCTGTACCACTATTCGTCGTCAGAAAGGGATCTGTCGAACTGCAAGGACTACGAACAATTTTTCGAGCACTATACCTTCGTGGTCCACGAACTGGCACGGCTAACGATGCCCGGAAGGATGACGGCTGTCCACTGCATGGATATCCCGTCCGGGAATTGCGGCTGCGACTATTTGATCGACTTCCCGGGAGATATTATCCGGCTCCATGAGAGAGAAGGGTGGCGCTATGTCGCCCGGTACGCAGTCTGGAAGGAACCTCTCGGCGTACGCAACCGCACGATGGCGAAAAACCTCGCCCATAAAACCATCGTCGAGGATTCTTCTATGTGTTCTGTTGCCTCTGCGGATTGGCTCCTGGTGTTTCGCCGCAATGGACAGAATCTCGTCCCCATCGCACACCCCCGAGGGCTGACGGAATATGCCGGGGAACGCAAACCGCCAGCAGAAGTTCTGAAATATCGCGGATGGGATGGAAACCAAATAGAGAACCGATACTCTCAATGGATATGGAGACAGTATGCCTCCGCGTTTTGGGACGACGTGCGGATAGGGCGAGTATTGCCGTATAAGGAGGCGCGGGATTCCGAGGACGAGAAGCACGTTCATCCGCTTCAGCTTGACGTAATTGACCGCGTGATCGTGCTGTGGTCGAACCCGATGGAAACCGTGTTCACTCCGTTTATGGGCGTCGGGTCCGAGGTTTATGGTGCCGTCTGCGCCGGAAGAAAGGGAATCGGTGTTGAGCTGAAGCCATCCTACTACCGCCAAGCCCAAAAAAACGTCCACGAAGCATACATAGGCCGACGCGAAAACGAACAAAACGACCTATTCGAATGACATTCCCTCGCATCTCCTACTGGACGGTAGGCGGCTACATACAGGGTGCAGGCGGCTACCCGTGGACTTGGCAGAGAATGTCTATGATCTACCGGATCAGGGCATGGTGGCGTAGGCACATCTGCGCGGCAGCGCACGGGCGCATACTGCACGGCACTGCGGAGGGGTACATCGAGCAGATGCGCGAGGCCGACTAATGGGGGTTCCCGAATTGCCGCACGCAAGCCCGATACTGACAATCGACGAGGAGAAGGAGCGCATCCTGCGGCAGGATGCGCGAGGACCGCGAATACCTCCGGATACTCGACGGCATACGGGATAAGTTCAGCCAGGCGCTCACCGCCGAGTACGTCTACGAAAAGATCGCGCTCAAGAAACAGCAGGGCATCAAGGCCATCCCAACCGGGATCGACTGGTGGGACGAATGGGCGGGGCCGTTCCGCAGGGCGAACTTGTATTGTTTCGCCGGGTACCAAGGCGTTGGCAAGACCACATTCATGTCATATCTGACATGGCCGATGGCGAAGCGTGGCGTCAAGGTTTGGAACGTTTGCCTCGAACTGACGGCGGAGGAATCATTCGCGGTCCTTTCCGGACACATCTTGGGCAAGGCCGCGCTTGATGACGACGAGCTCGTGACCGCGTATGCGACGATACAGCCGACAGGGTACAGATTTTTTGAGCCGGAACGCGACAAAACATGGAAAGAAACGCTTGAGATAATCTGCGATACAGTCCGGAAAGACAACATAGATTTAGTCGTAATCGACAACTTCTCCTACCTCACTACCTCGGGCCGTGACTCATACGAGGTGGAGCGCATGGTGGCAAAAGCGCTCAAGGGTCTGAGCCAGGAACTGGAGATACCCATAGTCACAATCGCGCACCTCCGCAAGCCCGACAGGGACGACACGGAGCCGGAGCCGACGGCCCATAGCGTGCTGGGATCGGGAGCCATCACCCAGGTGGCATCCGACACATTCATCCTGCACCATCCGCTCACGGGCAATGAGGAGCAGTCGCGCCATTCTGTCGGGTACATCCTGTCAGGGAAGCCGAGGTGGACTATGGGCGGTAAGCGGTACGTCCACTACGCCGGATACAAGCGGTCGTTCAGCCCATCGACCGCCGCAGAATACAGGCGGCAATTCCCGGAAAACAGCCGGAAGCGGCGATACGAATGACGCGGGGGAGATATTGGAATGAGTAGCCGAACATGGGTAAAGATTAACTGTGACAAGTGGTTTGACGGGACCATCAGGCAAGAATCAATAGAGGTTCGCGCTTTATGGACCGATATTTTGGCCCTCGCGGGGAGGACGGGACAAGATGGAATAATACGTCTTCCAGGCACAACGATAGGTTATTCTGACGATCAATTATGTGCAATTTTTAATACAAATATTGATGTATGGCTTCGGGTGAAAGAAAGACTATCCAATCATCCCTCCGGGGCGCACGAAAACAGAATACGCGTAACCCCCGGAAATTGCATAGAAATAATAAACTGGAAGCACTACCAATCGGAGTATGTCAGGCAGAAATGTTACAGGAAAAAGTTACAACCAAAAGTTACAACTGAAAGTTATAGCCAAAAGTGCGGGGAGAAGGAGATAGAGAAGGAGATAGAGAATATAAGATCAAAGACTATATACACCGATGGATTCAAATCGTTCTGGGAAGTATACCCCAAATTGGTCGGGAAGCAGGTCGCGTTCGAGGGATGGAAGCGGCTACTTCGGGCTGGATACCCCGAGGCCGATATTATCAGCGCGGCTAAGGAGTACGCAAAAACCAGGGAAGGGAAGGAGGATGAGTTCACCCTTCATCCGGCCACGTTTTTGAACAAGGGCCGATGGAAGGACTACTGCTTCGAAGACGAAACCACAAAGGAGGGAACATGAACAACATCTACTCGTATTCGGACGAGGAACTGGAAAAGATCAACGCAGGGATGCCGACCGTGCTGAAGAACCTGCCGTTCCTGATCGCCCCGGTTGACGACGATCAACTCCTGCTCATCAACTCGTTCCTGCTCGGCGGCGTGATCCAGGTGCGGCGGGAGCAGAAACGCCGCAAAGACGCGGCGCGGAGAGAGGCGACGCGCATAAACATCTCTGGCGGCGGGCCGCAGGACGCGGCGTGATGGCCGATCCAATCAGCGTCAACATCCTGCTGCCGATCCGCATAGAGAGCGAGGCGAACGTCAGGGAGCACTGGGCCGTGCGGTCCAAGAGGACGAGGGAGCATCGCTCCACGGCATGCCTGATGGTATCTCCTCATCGTCGGTCGATCCTGTCCCTCGGCACGCCGATCACGGTGACGCTTACACGCATCGCGCCGAGAGATCTCGACGACGACAACTTGGCTCGCGGCCTCAAGGCGGTCCGCGACGGCGTGGCCGATGCGCTCGGCATGGATGATCGTGACAGGCGGCTGAAATGGGCCTACGCGCAGGATCGGGGAGGCGCCGGGGAATACGCGGCATGGGTAGAGGTCCGAGGGGGGGCGAAAGACACCCCCGGAAACACGCTGAATCTCAATTCTAATGCGCGAAAGAAACCGAGGAAGGGGGTCGGTAGGGGGGCAGGAAAATGAATGTAATTCACAGGGAGAAATGGTTAACGTTGTGCCGGGCGTGCGGGTCTATCGTGCGCGGCAGGGAATACGAGTGCCCGAACGGACACAATGAGGTCAGGCAGGTGGACAAGTGGTACTGACCCGGGACAGGTTCCGCAAATACATCGAGTGGTGCCGCGAGGCATACGTTCTCGCCGCAGACCCTCCGGCCATCAATTACGCAAGGCGCGTCGAGCCGTCCTATCGGGACGATGCAAACGCATACACGCGGATACGGCTGTTGCAGACATCGCTCGACATGATGCGTGTAATCGACCTCACGCTGAGGCGCCTGCCGAAACAACGTGCGGATGCGCTCATTGGATGGATGCTGGACGGGTCGAACTATTACAAATACTCCCTGTCCCATGTGAGGAGGAAATGCCTGATGGCTGATATATCCGCACTCAAACGCAACTACAGTGCGTGGACCGCATGAAGGCGGGTTACTGTCTCCGGTGTCCCAAATATCACATCTGCGTATCCGCAGACGATGGATGCGCCGTAACGCGGGAGTTGCGGCGCATCACGGAGGGGCGCCGGCGCAGGATCGTAATCATATACGAGCATCAACTTACGGAGGGCGACAGGGTGATGTATCTGACGCATAATACAGGGTCATCGCTCCCGTGACCCCTCGGAGCGGATATACTCATACACCGCGCGTCGGATCAACTCCGATATCGTCATCCTCATCCGCTCCGCCATCGCCTCCCACTCCAGGCGCTCCTCCCCGGACACGACTATATGTATGCGATTGTTACGCCTATACCTCATGCTACACCTCCCGCATAATGGCACGCACGGAGGGCCATAGCACTCCGTGCGTGCGTCGTTGTATTGACTGCCCTGTGTCAGGTCTATGGGATGCGCCGCACTCGGTACTCCGGCCGCCCGCTCTCGCCGTGCGAGGTCTCATACGGTATCGCGTCATACTCCCGGATGCGCTCCCGCGCCGCCTCGATGGTCGGGTACCCGTCCGGGTCGTTGTCCCCGCCGACCCAGTGCCACCTACGGTCCGCCCCGATGGTCCCCTCGTAGTAGTGCCGCCGCCGCTGGATGCCGTACGCCATGATCGCCACCTCCATTGTTTGTTGTCTATATTATGTGCATACGATGTGCCAACACAGAGAGGCGATATAATCCATTAATAATCATATACATAACAATTATGTGATTGCAGAAAGTGACAAAAAACGTCACCTAAAAGCGACAAAAAACGTCACAATGGCTGAATGTGCAACGATATCAGCATGTTATTAGTGACAAAAAATGTCATTCGTAACTCCGAAAAGTGACAAAAATTGTCACCCGCCCACCTTTTTTTGGCCAATTGGCGTGTATATATATATATGCCACTACGCTCACGCAAACCATGCGCCCATGTAGGATGCGCGGATCTCGTGAGACCGCCAGACAGGTACTGCCCACGCCATCAGCCGACGCCTGCCGACCGGACGGAGCAATACAGGATCGACTATGCGGTCAGGGGGCCGGCGCACAAGCGGGGATATGACGCGGCATGGACACGCGCCCGCAACGCATACATCGCCGCGCATCCGCTGTGCGAGATGTGCCTCGCCGATGGCAGGGTGCGCGGGGGGGAGATAGTAGACCACATCGTGCCACTGTCTGCCGGCGGTCAAAAATTTGACACCGACAACCTCCAAACACTGTGCCGCAAGCATCATGCCGTCAAAACTTTGACGGACAAGCGGGGGGGTGTGTCAAATCTTTGACGCTTTTGTGGAAAACCGACCGGACCGGATGGGCGGGGGA